GTTCCGGAAGAACCTGAGTCTCCAAGGGCTCCTTTATTGCCAGATGTTCCGCTACTACCAGAAGTTCCATTAGATCCTGTTGTTCCTGAACTACCAGATGACCCGGCTACTCCTGATGAACCAGATGAACCACTCGTGCCGCTTGTTCCAGAGTCCCCACTGCTGCCGGATGTTCCTGAGGTACCGCTCGTTCCTGACGTTCCTCCTGCGCCTGATGATCCACTGGTTCCCGTTGTCCCTGAAGAACCGGATGACCCAGAGGTACCACTGCTCCCAGAATCTCCCGAAGTCCCTGAAGTACCACTCTCCCCACTGCTTCCTGATACTCCTGAACTACCACTTGTCCCAGATGTACCACTGTCCCCCGAAGAACCCGAAGTTCCGGGGGGGCCGGGGAATCCATCTCGGCCGTTTGTCCCAGAACTGCCGTCTACGCCGGATGTGCCTGACGAACCAAAATATGTGCCATCTTTCCCGGCAGAACCCGCAGCACCGCCAGTAATCGTCACATGAATATCTTGTCCCTTAACGATACCGACATTAATATCTTGATCTTTTATGATTCCAACATGGATGTCCTGGCCTTTAATAATACCAACATGAATCGGTTGCTCCTGCGAAAGAGAAACTTTTACGTCCGATCCCTTGTTGATGTTGACTTTTATTTCAGCCATCTTTACGTTCCTGAAGTACCTGCCGTACCAGTTCTAACATTGTATTCTATGGTAAACTTACCGCGCGTCACGGTATAAACCTCGTTAATGGTTCCCGCAGTTCCTGCCGTTCCGGTGTACGCCAAAACCTTAATGTCATAATCATACTTGCCAACATCAAGATTAATGGTGTCCGTCGGTAATAACGTAAGAACGGTCTGACCGTTGACTGGATCTGTGTGTGATGTGATTATTTTTTGAAGAGATGCTTCTGAGTCTGGAAGTTGCCAATTTTTTTTCAATGTGAAAAAAACCGTCCATCCAGTGATATTTACTACAACGTCGTCTTTATCGAAAGTAAGAGTCCAAGCGTAAGAATCACCGCGGACAATTTTTTCTTCTGTCAGCATATCGACCTCAGAAATATAATGATGATAATATCATAGTTAAATAAGGCGAGGGATTTTCACCCCCGCCACCTTTCAGTTATTGTTAAAATTAAGCTCCCGTTCCGCTTGTCCCACTTGTACCGCCTGTGCCAGTCGTGCCAGACGTACCTGATGTACCGGTTGTCCCAGACGTACCCGAAGTTATTCCTGTCCCCGACGTCCCAGACGTACCACTGGTTACTCCTGTAGTACCAGCCGTTGTTGCAAAATAAGCAGTCCCGGCGTGTCCTGCCGTAGTCGCATAAGTGGCCGTAGCCGCAGCAGTCGCGCTAGCTGGAACAAGAACTCCGCTGGCCAGGTCTTCCAATAATTTCTTCACAGCATTAATTGCCATATTATTTCCTCCAAATTTACGAAGCAAAAGCCCGCGGTCTCATTCGGGCATTGTTCAGATTATTACTTCTTAAAAACTGTTTCGTTTTAGCAGAAAGCGGTCGGCCAAAGTCACGGTCAAACATATTCTCGTAGGTCTGGGCCTTCTGTAGGTTAAATGTTTCTGAATCGTTCTTTAAAAACGCCAGATGGACCGCCCAGGATAACATCTTGAGATGATACTGGGACGGTATTTCAGGATAGGTAACTCCTAAGCCGGCCGTACCTGATCCTGCAGTGGAGTTTAATGAAAGATCGTTTATTGGATATCGTGACACCTGAAGAAACGCCGTACCAGTCGTTCCGGAAGTTGCGGCTGTACCAGAAGTTCCCGTTGTCCCGCCTGTGGGAGGAACAATCGTAATTTCCCCGTTATCTTCGCAGATATAGGCATATGGGTTACTCGTACCATTACGCCAACCGGGACGAGTTTGATCTAATCTGCTTCTGGTTTGCTGTTCTAAGGGATAGGCCTCCTCGATAGAGGTGCCAAAAGAACACCGTTTAACAAGTAAAACCTTCTCGCTTAAGGAATAACCGATAACTCCCACTTCAATAGGGAATTGGCATACCGATGGAGTTGACTCGTCAATGATCAGGTTCGCTCTCTCGCAGGCTTCATTCTGGGCCTGCGAGATGTACGAAACAAGTTCTGGGTCACTCCAAAGATATGGCTCTGCAACGTCGTCAAGGTACTGATTGCGCAGAACGCTAATTAGTTCCGTTAGGAGCATTCGGTAAAGCCTCTATGGAAAAGCGCGGGATGTTGCGGGTAGACTCTTCGCCAGTATCTTCATCCCTTTCGGTTTTCGTGTAAACGCAGTTCCTCATCATGTTTAAAACAGGAGTCGGTAACTGAATCGGCACGTTCTTCTGAAACTGGTACGCATAACCGTTCAGTGAAACGAACGGTTGCTTCTTTTCGTGCGGCTGACCGGTGTCCCGGATGATCACCCATTGCTTCGGGTGTCCGCCTGGGTGAGTAAAGATGTTTGGGTCAAACGTCGGTCCCAAATCAACCTTTTCTACCTTTTCGACATTTTCTTTTTCCGAAACAGGTTTTGACTCCTGCACTCCGGCACCGGTTACTTTAACATCCATTACGCTTTCTTTCATAATAGCTCCCTCATTTTGTTAATTTTAATGCTCGGTGATCGGCATATTCATCAGGTTGTAATACCCAACCGTACTGGAATTTGCAGCAGGATCGGTATAACCAGCGGTATATGCCACTGCAGCCGTCTTGATAACCATATACCCGATAGCGCAGTTCTCGTCCGGAAGATCGGGAAGATAAGCCCCTGCCGAACCGGAAGTCGCCTCGTTTCCCTTGGTAATGGTATAGGTACCGGCAGTTCCGAGAGATAGCAGGTATTTGCACCATGATGCCGTTCCCTGTGTACCCAAATCCTTTGGAATGGGAATATTGGTACTTGCTGTTCCGGCATACAGTTGGCCGTCAATAATGTAACTGAGTGCGTTATTGATGGCAAGACCGGGAGTACCGGCTGTTCCGGCCTGTAATACACCGGTTACGAAAGTTCCGTCAGTTTTACCCAGAACCCTGTTATTGATTCCGGCCAGCGCCCGACGAGTTGCCTCTTCCGGGAAAGCCTCAAAAACAGACCGCTGTGCCTGCTTCGGAAAACTGGTCTGCGAATATGAAGAGTTAAATGCTCTTTTAGCATCGTTAAGATCGGTCATGATTTCCTCCTAATTACTTTAAATTGTTAATTAATTCGTGCAGCCTGCCTCGTAAATCACAAACCATGCGTCATTTAAAATTACCGCCGTCTGCATGGTCTTCCACGATACCGTACCGCGCTGACCCAGAGGATCGGATTTGGAAGGGACCGGATTGATGACCATCGGCGTAATTGCGTACTTACCCTTCAGGGCGACCAGGCCGTAACTGTCCTTGGCGATATACATGATCGGGTAAACATCAGCCGACGTTCCGGAAGTGGAAATCAAGGTTCCCTTGGCTCCGCCGCCATCAGCATAAGGGGCAAAGATCGTGCTGTGCAGATAACGCACATCTTCAACGGCGCCGATTTCTGACTCCCACGGAGAAACTGAACCGTAATCTTTGGCATCAATGAAACCGGTCATGCCGCGGATATCGGACTTCAGATCGACATGGCAAAGTGCCACGAAGCACGGAAGTACGGATTCCTGATTGAAGGCGGGTGTGCTGCGAACGATGGAGGTAATATGACCAGCTTCCTGTCGTTCCAGAGCGCGAACAATCTTGCGCTGATCGGCGCGGGTAGGCGCGGTCACAACGGACGTTCTGCCTGCCACACTGCCGGCATAGAACACGTTACTTCCTGCCTTCAGGTGATTGAAACGGTAAGTTTCGATGGTCTTTGCGGCCTGCTCACCGATGACCGTCTGTGCTTCCTGGAAGACCGGATCTTCGTGAGTGTCAGCGATGACATCGGAAATACCGACGACGTTTCCAAGCTGTTCCAAGGTGGCCGTCACATCGGTGTAAGTGAGTTTCTGTGAAGGCGGAGTCACCCCTTCTACCAACGGCGTAAGCGTCAGCGGAAGATGTTCGTACCGTCTGAATTTGATTGTGGTACTCTTGTTGCCGGGCAACGGGCGACTCTGCCCAAATTTTTCAATCAGCATATAGGGCATGCCGCGCTTCAATAATTCTACTGCTGCGTCACTTATGTTACGACATAACCGATTCCGTTATGTCTCTCATGCTTTCACATGAGGTCAGACTATATCACCGCACAAACTTCATGCGTTTCACACTTCGGATTCTCTTGAACCCTACTCCCTTGCGGGATAGTCGTTGGGGTTACAAATCCGCGCCGTCTTTTTCTAAATTCTTCGAAGTACCATAAGTCTTCTTCGTTGTAAGGAAATAATTTTGCGATATCCCAATTATTATCCCTACATTGAAAAGCGAAACCTAGTCTTCGTTTACAAAAAGATAGGGCAAGTTCTGCCTTTTCGCGTTTACTGGTCAGGAGTGGTAATAGCGGTTCTAAAATTCTTTGGCAATAGGATATTTTCCTTGTGGTTAAATCCCATCCTTGAAGGCATCTCTGAGGTCTTGCTTTCTTCTGCCAATGTAAATTGGCTCCAAGCCGGGAGCAAATAGAATCAACTTTTTTCAAAAGTTCTTCTGAAGTGTTTGTGAATCCAACACCAACACTATAATGCGTGTCCCCTTTGAATTTACTTGTCCTCATTGAAATATTACCTTCTCCATCCAAAATTCCAGCCAACCATCCTAACTCAAAATCTGTAACCTGCTGATTGCCCATTTTCTCTTTCATGATTTATACCTTTCTCTTTCACACTTAGGCAGTGAAAAGGTCTTTAGGGTTTTCCAGCATTTCGTGAAATTTACCCTGCGCAAGCTATTTACGCAGCCGTCCTAGGGGACACATCTCCATAAACATTAACTCCCATTTCATTTCCTCCTATGTTTCATTTACGGAACGATGCTATCTGGATGATGCTTTTATGGCTTCGTCAAATGCTGAATCGTAATCAGTTGCTTTCCCGACGCCAGTGGATCCGATAGCTCTCTTCCCGGTATCAACGACTTCCATTTTGTCGAGTTTCTTCTTTTTTTCATCCTGCTCAACTTTTTTCTTTTCGTCGTCTTTATCGGTCGTTCCGATGTTGTTATCTTTTTTAAACCGGGAGAAGAGGTCTATTACTTCGTCGGACTCGCCTTCGTTGTAAACTCTCTGAAATTCCTTCCGGAGATACGCCGGCTGTTCTTCGATCCATGTTTTAAGCGACCCGTCATCCCGATACTTCTCAAAGTCTTCGTGCGCTGATTTGATAGCCTTGAAATGTGATTCCTCGGTGGTCTTTTCGCTGGCCATGAGGAAGGGAGCCAGTTGTGTCAAAAGAGCTTTATTGCTGCCTTCAATGGCTTGATCGATGTACGATCCCATCTTCTTGGCGAATATCGCTCTTTTCTTGGCTTCCGATTTCGAGACTACATCAAACTCCTCGTCGTAGGTTGACAACTCCGCTTTTTCTTCGGGCGTTAGGTCGTCGTAAAGTTTTAAAAGAAGTTCTGCCAGGTCTTCTTTTTTCTTTTCCGCTTTTGCTTCACCTTTTTTAGTGCCGTCCTGGAGTTTGTCGATTTCGGCAATCTTGGACTGCATCTCTTCGAGTTGTGGTTTCAGGGTTTCGTTTTCTTCTTTTACTTTTTTGAACTCGCCCTGAAGTGTTTTCCACTTCTGCTCAAAGTCTTCCGGTTTTGGATCACCTTTGTCCTCGGATTCTTCCTTCGGCGCCGGTTTGCCGGATTCCTCAGCTTCCTTCGGTTGCTTTTCAACAACCTTTTCCACTGGTTCATCTTTTGGCTTTGGTGCCTTTTCTGATTCCGACTTCTTTGGCTCTTCTGCAAAAGCCTCATCAAACGTCTTTTCGTCTTCAGCAGACATACTTGAAAGATCGTTTGGTACTGCTTCGTCTTCTTTCTTTGCCATATTACCCTCGTCTATGGTTAATTGTTTCAATCCACGAGCCAGTTATGGGCTCGACAATAAAAAACGTGGTACTTCTACCATAATTTCAGGTAAAAAATACCACGCTCTTTAAATCAAAGTCAATACCCTAAATGGAATTTACAGGGTATTTAGCAATTCAGTTGCGTAATAAAGCACTTCTTTCTTGTTAATGTTCCCCCAGTTTACTTTTTTTTGCATCGCTGTGAGATATTTTTGAACCAACTGTTTCTTTGTGAATTTTGTTCCAATGTGATTTTTAGGAAAATTCTCACCTATTTTCCTGACGTACTCAATTTCGTCATGAGTACCCCAATGGGTCGATCCGTGTATTCTTTCCGCTCCATCAATTTGTTCTGCCATAACTACCTCCCTCAATTTTTAGTCATTACGGGTCTTTTTTGAAAAATATCACGCAATGCTTTAAGTTGTTGAATTGCACCCTGGTTCATCGGAATCTCTTCCGGACGGGCCGTATCGTTCTTCAGGCGGTTCTCTTCGATCAGAACATCCACCAAAGAGATAAACAACCTGACCAGTTCCGAGTCACGATTTTCCTGAATAAGTTCTATCAGTTTAGATTTATTACTTTTTTCCACTATATCCTCCAGCTTCTTTTACCGGTTCAGGCTTGCTCGCATCGTGGATCATGGATGCTGAATCGACGTTTTCCTTAAATTCCTTGGCCTTCATGAGATCGACATCTGCTCCAGTTTTGTGAATTGCTGAAGCTGAGGCGGCGTGTTGGTTAAAGGTCTTCGCCGCTGTCAGTGCGTTGGCCGCTTCCGCCGCCGGTCCCTTTGCGTTAGCTTCTACGTTCTTGTCTTTCGCCTGAGCCGTCGCCTTCAGGGTCATGGCCTTCTTGTACTCAATTTCAGCTGTTTCTTTCGCCATGGCCAGCTTTTTCATTTCAGGATCGTTCAGTTGGGCAAGATACGGTGCCGCTTCTTCTTCGGTCCGCAACATGCTCATTGGCATATCGTGTGATTTCCAGCGTTCCTTGAGGAATGCGTAGCGGGGAATATAACACCAGTCTTCAGGTGTTAAAGTCTGAGCCAGTAGGTTTAACGCCTGCATACGAACCTCTTTGGTGATCAGGCTGCTTGACCCTTGGGCCTTAACCAGAAAGTCTCCCTTGATGTCGTTGCGAGGATTGTATTCCATGTTCCATGCGTACATAGCTCCCATGACTTCGGACGTAAAGGCATCAAAGTTGCTGACGATATCCTTCAGCGCGATCAGGACATTGCCGACTTTGATTGATGCGCCACCAACGGTTTCATTGGTATTGCGCGGCGGTTCACCTGTAATCCATGCCGGAAGACAGGTTTCTTCGTCCAGGGTTTCTTTGATCTTGTCCCGCAGCATAAGCAGTTCGGTGATATGGGAATTGAATTCAAGTCCTCTGAGCGCCGGATACTGAGAATCTACTCCGTATCCCTCGCGGTAAAGAATCTGCCGGGGATAAATACTGTCAATGCTTTGGTCTGTCATCAGTAACGAGATGTTCATTTCCACGATTGGCCCACTAACCACCGATGCGTTATCCAGCGCCGCCCTTGATGCTCCAGCATACGCTGCCGTGCTTCCTCTCATAATCCTGATAAGTCCCTGACCAAAAATGCTGGTTTCATCCTTTTCCAAATAAAACAGCCTGTCCGGGCGCTTTCCGTCAGCGATGTTGTTTTTGTCTTCCTTGATAACCTTGCTACCGAGTATCCACGCTTCACCTTCGTAGGCTTTATCGTCGTCGTCTTCCAGTAATCCCCAGAACTCAAGGACTTCGTAACTATTGCTGGTCTGTCTGACGCTCCCGGTCTGCTTCTTATTTTCGGCGTCGATATCGCGGAGCTCCTGCTCGTATGCCTTCATTTCGGCATTTCCCTTGGGAAAGTCTTTGAGAAATTCTTTGATCACTTCTCCGTCGAAGTCCGAACGTTTGGCAAGTTCCTGCATTTCCAGTTTACTCATGACGTGTCGGATAAAATACCCATCTGATTTTTCGGCATCGGTCACGCTCATGTCGGGATACCAGTCCCATATCCGCGTTGCTTTCAGGATGGGATATTTTTTCTCTTTCGTTCTCGCAACAAACTCCCCGTTTATAAAGTGCCATTCTTTCGATTTGATAGTTTTGACGTGCGGACCGCGGATAATACCAGTTCCGAAATTAAGACCTGACTCCAGAACTTTCTTCCCTTCAGTAGCGTACTTGGTTTCGAGAAGCTGGTCGTCAATCTCAGACTGCATTTTTTCCGAGGCGGTTGTGGCATAGTGCTTGATAGCGGCGGACATTCGTTTGGATACTACCTCAGGATCGAGAGGAGGCGGTTGCTGGCCTTCAGGAACGCTTTGCTGTGCTTCCATGGTCATCTGCTGAATGAGCTTCTGCCCGAGCATCTGGGCAAGTTCCGGGGCTATTTCAGGCTCAGGAGTGGGTTCAATGGTGTAGTTGCGGTCGGTCGTCGGGAAGAGCATGTCGTTCAGGCGTGACAGAACTGACTTCACCTTGGAGCGAGTTACCTTCGGGTAATAGTGGCTGTTGTTTGGTTCGATCTTGACATCGGCATCGTAGATCCCCTTGAGTTGCCGCAGGTCTTCCAGCCATTCGACTTCCTTTGGGCGCCGGTTGGCTTCGTTCTTGGTAAATTTATCCCGGAGCGTGGGGCCAAGTTTATCGAGTCGTTCTTTTCGCTTTTGGTCTTTTTCTTCCTGTTCGTCTTCCATGGTTTCCTCCCCCTGGTTAATTATTAAATCCAGTTTTCTGGTTGAAATATTGTATAAGTTTGAACACTATTTCTCTTATCTGATAAACGGTCAAAACTCGTCCACTTGCAAAAATATCCATTGTTTTCAATTTTGGAAAAATTGAAAGTATGTGATTCAGCCAATATATTTCTTCCATGTATGCGCTTGGAGGAAGAACGTTTCTGCCGTTTATTGCCCATCCTTCTTTCGGATAATTTCTGTAAGAATATAAATCAAGTTTCATTTTATCTCCTACATTCCGGCAATCGATGACGCAGGCCGGTGTTTCTTTTGTTGTCCGATTCTCTTTAAAAAATCATCATTCCGCTTGTTTTTACTTTTTGAGTCTCCCACATAAAAACATAAGTACTGTAACCCATCAAGAATATGGGAATAAATATTCTTAAATGGTTGATCAGAGAACTCATTTGTTGTGCCTGGAATTCTTTGCCTATGGTATCCTCCGTTCAACCCTTTGCGAATCATCACGCATTTGGGAGAAATGATCATTGCTGGCTCCCCGTCTATCATTTTGGTGAGCAATGATTCCACCGCCGCTATCCTTGGAAGAAGAGCGTTTGTTGGGCAAGGAACAATATTCTTTAAACCAAGTCCACGCAACACTTCGTAGCACGTTGATTCATCCGTTGGGGACCTGGAAGTTCCTGCTGGGTCTCCATACCCGCCTTGGATTGGTATGCCAAAATACTCTGCCCTAAGTCGTGGCATAACTAAGTTTTCCATGAAATTTTTAAGTCCCATTCCTTCGGAAATAAACTCATCTATGATCAACAATTTACCACGAGGAGTCATTTGAGCAAGAACAAGTGCTGGACAATTACCGTTCCAGCTTGGCGTTAATTTTCTACGTACATAGAGAGTTCCATTGGGTACTGTCAGGCAATACACTTTGCCGTTGTACCGTGTTTTAGAAAAATTCTTTCCTTTAATTTCAGATCGCTTTGCCTTCTTTTTAAAAGTTATGCAATACCCGCCTTCGTTGTGAATTGTCCTCGCTTTTCCATTCTCAAAAATAATAGAATCTTGTGGTTTTACAATTCTTATTTTAGCGTACCACCCAACTTTCATAGCTAACTCTTGAAAATCGTCTGCCATTGTTTTTGAAACAGTAAATACGGTATGTTCCAGCGATCCATTAAGGTTAGTCCGTATGTGTCCATCTCCCCTTGTGTATGAATAAATAAACTTCAATATTTCTGCTTTTCCCATTTTTTTTATTTCAAGGGGAACGTATTTATCGTGAGAATATCCAAATTGCTTTAGATAGTTGTTTAACTCCTTGTTGGTCACTCTCCACGATTGATCTCCTCGTATCCATAACAACTCCGTGTCGTTAAGTATCCTTTGGAAATATCCATCGCGCTTCTTTTGAGCAATGGTTATTCTGTTTTGTTTTTTATCAAAATTACCTTCACTGAGGTATATCCCCATAAATTCAGCAAACACAGAAGCGGACCACTTTAATGGTCCGAATTTTCCCAAAGAGCATCCTTTCCATTCAGCCAGCAAATCTAATGCGTAATGTTTTTCTGGATTATTAAATAAATAGTCTGCCGTTAAACGATAATCTCCTGTCCACAACTCTTTTCTCCCAGTGCGCTTCCTGCATGGGATAACGTGATCTGGTGTCACGCAAAAATTCAAGTTTTGATTTTCATAGAGATACATGTCTCCAGAATAATCTATGGATATTTTTCTGGACGGTTTCTGGTATTCAATGACGTTGGTGCCAAAGTCTTTCGTAGCCATCCGGTCAATTCCAGAAACGTCCTTAAATAATTTCCACCCTGATTCAGTAAGAACCTCTGTTTGATCATCATAACATAACCCGAAATCCATTCCGCAGATAAGCGGCCGGTCTTCCATCGGCTGAATCACAGACAGCGCGACGTGGGTATTGTCGTTGTACTGTTCAATGACTGCTTTGCCTTCCTGGGTGTATCCGTATTTTCCTTCGATGTAGACACGGACGTATTGATCGCTTTTCCCGATGGCGAGGTTGGTGTAGTAGCCTTTTATGAGGTTTTTCAGGTTCTCTGCCTGCGGTGACAACCCGGACGGCTGCTTGAAGATCGCTGCTGTCGATGGCCGCTTGACCTCAAAGAATTTGTACCACTCGCTATTTTCGTCTGGGGGGTTGGTATCCAGAATCATTCCTGACCATGTGCAACCACCGTCTTTTTTACCAGGGTATCGGCCAATACGACCGTCCAGTGCTTCAATGATGGACCATTGGACTTCCCGCGCTTCGTTCACCCACGCTCCGGTTAATTCCAGCGACAGAAGATTGGCTACCTGTTCAGGCCGGTCAAGGGCGCGAAACATCAATTCCAGGTGAACTCCGGGGAACTTTGTAATGACATAATTATGATTTGTAACTGAGTATTCGCCAAAGATGGAAACGGGCAACCAGTCCATAACTGTGCGAATTGTTGTATCTTTTAGCTGTGGATAACTCGCGCGTATTACCGCCCAACGTGATCTACGGATACCATCAGCAGATGGTGCCTGTTCATGAGCGCGGCGGATAATTTCCATGACACAGCCACTTGACTTCCCACTTCCGAAGGGTCCCATAAGCCCGCGAATTCGTTTGCTACTTAGCGCGAACTTCTTAATTACTGGCACGTCTTCATAGTCGTAAATTATCTGGTAGGGCTCTGCCATCTAAAACCTCGAAAGCGAGAAAAAACTGGGTCGATCATTTTTAACCATGTCCCGAAACATCTTCGGGATCTCTTCTTTCTTTTCCGGCCTGTACGCTTTGATATTGTAATACATATCCCTAACCATTGCAACTTCTTCTACGCAACAGTGAGAAAAACCGTCTTTTTCGTACTCCCGGGCGCGTCCCGATCCAATGAGTTTGACCGG